ATCTACACAACTATTCCACACTTGCGACCACTCGCTGAAAATCCTCAATGCTTCGGATTACCTCGTAGCGATACCCTGCATCTTGAACCACTTCCTGCCACCACTTCTGCGACAGGGACTGCTTGCCCTTATTGGCTTTGAACTCCAAGAAGATAGCCCCTTTGTCCGATAGGTAGGTCATGTCTGCAACACCAGCGGTCAGGCCAATACCCTTGAGAAAATGACCGTTCGTTCGGCTTCGGGGGTTGTTGAGGTTTAGGAACAACCGCCCTTCTTCGTGGGGCCTTAAGAGTTTGAACAACTTCACGCAGGCGGCTTGGAGAGTGTATTCGGGGGTCATAGCGGATACTCGTTGGCTTTGGTGTAAGGGAGTTGGCATTGGACTTGGGCGATTCCAAGGCTGCCGTTCCTGTTCTTACGAAAGATGACCTCCATAAGATCCTGCTCTGCGCTCTTGTCGTGTTCGTAGGGGCGATAGACAAAGGCGATTTTGTCGGCATCGAACTCCAGTTGCCCTGTTTCCCGAAGATCGGACATGATGGGCCGATGGTCGGCCCTGCCTTCGGTTGCCCTTGAGAGCGAAGAAACCACGACCCCGAAGACCTTTTGCCTCTTGCAGATTGCTTTGAGTTGCTTGCTGATGTTGGTCATTTGCTCAATTTTGGGCTTGGGTTTGTCAATCTTGGCAGGTTCTACGAGTTGCAGGTAGTCAAGGTAAAAGCCAACGATTCCGAACTTGGCCTTGAGTTTAGCGATTTCGCCTTCGATTCGGTCGAGGTTTGCTTGATGCAGGTCCACAATGTAGAGAGGCTTGCCTTTGAGTTGGTCGGCTTTTTGTGCCAAGGTCAGGAACTGCTCCGTAGTGATACGCTCGTCGGGTTTGAGGAACGCTGATCCGTCCATCGTTCCGAGGTTGGAAAGCATACGTTGGGTCAGTTGGTCTGCTGACATTTCCATCGTGAAGAACACGACGGGAATATCGGCCATGGCTTGGTTCATTGCTATTTGGAGAGCGAGCAGTGTCTTACCCATCGCAGGCCTACCACCTACGAGGATGAACTCGGACGGCTTGAACCCGGTGCAGATGTTGTCAAGCGGTCGGATGAAGGTTTGATAGATTTGGTCCTTGCGTCTGCCTTCCCGGACCTCGTTCATGTTGAAGAGGAAGTCCTTGGCGAGTTCGTGAGCAGATGATTCGGAGGCGTTGGACTCAACGGCTTGGATGGATTGATAGCGTTGGAAGGCTTTGGGTATGTCCCGGTCATGGGCCAGTTCTTCCATGATTCTCGCTTCTTCACGTTCTTTCCAAAGGTCGTGGAGGTCGGATGCGTAGGTCTTCCAGTTGCTGACCAGCCCTGCTTCGGGGTCAATGCCTTCGAGCAGGACGTGGGCTTGGCCTTGGTCTGCGAGGTGTTTGTAGACGGTTACGACATCCACCTCTCGCTCTGCTTTGTGGAGGTATTCAATGGCCCGGTACAGGAGGACGTTATTGCCTGTGAATAGGCGTTCAGGAATTTGGGTCAGGAGGACGGTTCGGTTCACGAACTTGTCCATGAGGCAGCCGAGCAGTTTGCGTTCAGCGGACAACTGGTAAGGGTTCATCATCGGAGGTTAGGTTTGAGTATGCGAAGTTAGGGGTACGTTGGATGGCTTGGTCCTCCCAGCGTTTGCCGTTGAGGTAGGTGGAAGGATGCGGAACGAATTGTGCAGGGGTTTCGGAATAGAGGCGTTGAATGTTGCTGACCGCCAGTTCTTGTTCGGCCTTGGTTAGACGTAGGAAGGAACGCTTGGCTCTTGCCTTGTCGGTCTTTCTTGGGAATGCTTTCCAAAACCCCTCGAACTGCTCACTCACATTTTCTCTTCTCTCCTCTTCTCTTCTCTCCTCTTCTCTATTGAACACAGGTTCAACCTCAGTTGAAGGTAGGTTCAACATAGGTTCAACGTGAGTTGGGGTTTCTTCAACCTTGGTGAGCCTTCGTTCAGCACTTCTTTTGCCTGCTTCGGACATCTTTGTACGGTGCAAATTGGCCTCTTCCCATTGAATATCAAGGAATTTGATGAAGACGTACTGCCCATTGGTTTCAACAAGTTTGGTTGTGAGTAGTCGCTCCAAGTGTCCATCCCCCTCCAAGTGAGCATGGTCGTGAGTCATCTCACATTCTGCGTTCCAATACACGCAGCAAAGGCGTAGGAATGCGACCTGAACTTCGGCAGGTTGCCGTGATATTCTGCCCATCATCCAATCGGCTGGGGAGAATTTGAACCAAGATATTTGCTTCATAGCGGTAAAAAAAAACCCCGACTGGTCGCAGCAGCCGGGGCAGGGGTTAGTTGAGGAACCCTTTTATCTGACATCTACTTGGCTGCGACTTCAAGCGGATGCGTTTAATTGTAAATGTAGTACGCCTGCAAAGTTACACTAAAAAGGCATATCACCGTCTTGGGGTGCAAAATTTCCACCGCTCGTCTGCTGCTGGATCGGCTCAACTTTACCGCTGATGAACCGCTTGCCGTTGGATTCCTTGACCCACCCAGAGAGGCGCATCTTGGTTCCATCGGGGAGAACCACGTCGCCCCGGTAGTCCGGGCGTTTCGGGTTGTCGCCTTTGTCGTTAGCGAATAGGGTGAAGGTGTTGGGTTGGGGGGTGTAACTCATGGGGTTTTGGTTTTGGTTAGGGGATTAGTTGATATTTTTTGCCGTTGTGTTCGATGATTTCGGGGGTGCGGTTGTCAACGATTGCACCAACTGAATCCTCATCGTATATAACATTGCCATCCAAATTGTATTCACGCTTACGCCAATATCCATCGTAATGCTCATAGTAGAGTATGGCGCCATTCTTGTTTCGAATCTCAAGGATTCCATTGGCCTTAAAGTCCCAGTTCAGCCATTGGCCGATTGTTTGTCCGTCTTTCATGGTTAGGGGATTAGTTGATATTTACGTCCGTTGTGTTCGATGATTTCGGGGATGCGGTTGTCCTCAATGAGGCCATGTGAAGACTCATAGTATATCTGATTACCTTGCGAATTAAATTCACGCTTAACCCAATATCCATCTGAATGCTCATGGTAGAGTTGAACGCCATTCTTGTTTTTAATCTCAAGTTTACCATTAATGTAAAAGTCCCAGTTTAGCCATTGGCCGATTGTTTGTCCGTCTTTCATTGTTCTTGATTTTTGGTTTTGATTGAGTAAGTGCAAAGGGTTCTCTCTACGACCTCTCCAGAGGCCCGTAAATCCCTTATGATTCGGTAGGTGGCCCCTTTGCTCGTTCCAAGAATATCTTGCAACTGAGAGGCTCTTAGAGGCTTCTGCGACAATAACCGCAAAGCCTTGATGGTGTTGATGACTTGCTTCATCGGAAACTAACGGCTATGGACGCTTTGGTGGCCTTGGCGGTGCAGACTGGAACCTGCTCGCCCGTTGATTCGTCAAAGATAGCGGTCTTGCCTGCTTGGCGAAAGGCCATCTTCAGCAGTTCCTCCCTCGCTTTCATTTGTGCTTTGAGGTCGGCATACACTTCGTCTTCCTCGTAGTTCGGGGTCAGGCTCCCTTCCTTCAGGGTAATCTCTGCACCAAAGGCTTGGAAGGTCTTGCCGTGTTTGCCGGCTTCGTCGGCTACGGTCTGCTCGGTGGCCTTGATAGTGGCCTCCAAAGCCTTGACGATCGCTTTGAGTTTGATGTGGGCCTCGATGGGGTTGACCTCTCCTTCATTAATTCGGTCGGTCAGTTGCTGGGCGATTTGGGCTATCTCTGCCTTGCAGATGTCGCTCTTGGGGATGGTAATTAGAGTCGGGTAGGTCATGGCTTGGATTTAAAAGCGTCAAAGATTTGGTTGCAATACTGCCCATAATGGATGCCGATGGCATTGGACAGGTCGATGCACTCGCCAAGGGTCAGTTGGATGCAAAGGGTTTTCTCGGTCAAGGCCCTTACCAAGTCAAGGCCAATAATCGGGAATTTCTCTTTGAACTCAAGGAGTTTCTTAAACTCCTCGGCATTCATTTTTTCAAGTAGGTTCATGGCTTTGCAAGTTGGTTTTGGATGAATTGGATGCCTTTCTCAAATCGTGCAGGGGTCATGTGGTCGATGTCCTTCATAAACTTCGCCTGCTGCTCCTTTGGGAGTTTGTCAAGCAATGCGAGGAAGTCGGCCTTGAGGGTTGCGGCGGTCAGTTCGTCGTAGGAAGGGACCAGTCCGAGTTTGTCGTTGAGGTCCAGCAAATTGGCGTTGGCAGGCTTGGGGGCTGCTCCGTGCTTGCCTTTGTACACATCAATCCCAATTCCAATCCAAGAGGCGATTTTGGTGATGGCATCGGTGGTCGCTCCTTTGGCTGCGTCGCCCGGATCGTCGTTCATAGACGAAGCGATGCACTCGTAGTATATGTCGTATTCAGGGATTGTGAAAACGGTCTTTAAGACTGCCGTGTATTCGACCCTTTCTTTGCCGAATTTAGTTGTTCTTGTGGCGGATG